AAAATGGTAACTATAACACTCTCGCCAGTTTTATGCAGCAGATTGGTAGCACTACTGCACAGCTACTGCAGAAGAAAGCTACACAGCTTGCAGATACATTCGCACCTAGTGGCCACAAGCTATTAAATGACCCAGCTGCTAGCACTGAGCTGTGGAAGACTGTACAGCTACTACGTCAGACTCCTGAGAAATACGTATTGACTGAAGCAGGACTGGTAAATATTAAGCAGGTGAAATATGAGGCGAGAGTTGCTGAAGTGGCGGCTGCTGGTGGTGATGTTAGCAAGATTGCACAACCAGTATTCGAAGATGCGAAAGCACCAGTTAGAATCGCTATTGAAACAGATGGAATGAAACAGTGGGCAGGTGAGTGGGATAAGTATCATAAAGGTCATCGTACTCATGTAAGTAATCTGCGCGCATCACAAGGTCTGCAAGTGAATCGTGAAATCGACGAAGTATTCTATGTGCCTCCTGTCGATAGCCGCAAATTTCCTCACTTCGCATTCGTAGTGGATGATAGCCTCAGCGGTACTGGTCATATCAGTATGCTTCATGCTAATACTCCAGCGGAGCTAGAGGCTCTTGCAGCTAAAGTTCCTACTGATGGCGGCCTTAAGATTATTTATAAATCTGAAGGTGAGCGCTTCCACAAGGCTATGCAGGACTATGACTACGACCTCGGCATCAATGAAAACTATATTGATAGCGCACTTAAGAGAAGTGGCGTTAGTGCTCCTTACTTTGCTAAGACTGATAGCAAGGCACTGTGGGAAGATTTGATGGATTGGCGTAAGAAGCAAGATGCTGGTCTGGTGCGTGATATGTTGGAGCATCGCTATAGCAGTGAGTTCGGTGAACTGCGTAGACAAGGTGCGCAATATGACCTTGCTACTAGCAGTCGTGCTGGCTATGTAGGTGACCTGCTGAAAGCTAAGCAGTCTAATCCGTATACAGATTATATTAAAACCGCTCTATACGTCAGCCGCGAAGGTACTACTCCTATCTGGAGTGCGATAAATAGACTGGCTGAAACCAGTGTCGCTGCTGCGGTAGGTAAGTTGAGTGATACTTGGAAGTCAGTGAAATCACCTGCGGATTTAGAATTAATCAATAAGGAGCTGCAAAGCATCGGCTGTAGCGTATATACTGACGCAGCTACATATGCGTTAGCTAATCATACAGCCCCTAAGGCAGTACTGAGTGACTGGATTCGTAAGGCTAACAGCTTGCTATCATTCACCATGTTACGTGCTGACCCAATGAACGCACTTAATAACGGTATTGGCCACGCAGTGCTATATGGTACTGAGTTACCTGTGCTAATCCGCGAGGTAATGGCAACAGGCGGCGAACGGGCGGCTGCTATGAGTAAGGCAGTTCACATCAGAGTTCCTGGCACACCAGATAGTATAGTATCTCCAGCTAAACTGGCTGCACAAGCATATAGTAACTGGTGGACTCATGTTATCGGCAATGGTGATAGTGCGCTATTCCAACGCTATAAGGAACTAGGTTGCCTCCCTAGCTATACTGACCAGCTAAAACTGATGGTAGATAACCTGACACTGAAAGGTGGCGAGGCTACTGCTGATATGCACACTATGATGGACAGGGCATATAAGGCAGCTGATGGCTTGGAGAAATACACAGGTAATAAATTTGCTGAAGAGATGAACCGATTCGTAGCTGCCGATACTGCTCGCATGGTTACAGATATTGCGATACAGGCAGGTAAACTAGCACCTGAGTTGCAAGCAAGCATTATTAATACATTCGTGAATCGCACACAAGGTGTAGCTCTTGCGGCGCAGCGTCCGCTGCTATTCAAAGGTGCAGCAGGTCAAGCTCTGGGACTATTCCAGACCTATCAATTTAATATGCTGCAACAACTGTTCCGTCATGTAGGTGATGGTAATCGCAGAAGTGTAGGTACATTGCTGGGGCTACAAGGTAGCATATATGGACTGAATGGTCTCCCAGCATTTAATGCAATGAACCAGTTCCTTGTAGGTAATGCCGCAGGTAATAGCAGTCACAGTGATGTGGTATCCGCAACTTATAACACAGTAGGTAAGGAAGCTGGCGACTGGATTATGTACGGTGCAGCTAGTAACATGATGCTACATCCAGATGCGAAAGTGAACCTGTATAGCCGAGGTGATATCAATCCTAGGCAGGTAACAGTGATTCCTACTAATCCTGCTGATGTTGCTATCGTAGGTGCAGCTACTAAATTTTTCGGCAGCATCTATGAGACAGCTCAGAAGATTGATAAGGGTGCTGACGTTTGGGCTTCGCTGCTACAAGGAATAGAACATAGTGGCATCAGCCGCCCACTAGCAGGATTCGCACAGGCTATGGAAGCTACTGCTAATCCCGCTGGAAAGGTATTTAGTACCGATAACGGCGGCAGTATCGTGATGGAGCATGACCTATTCAGTGCCATGACAGCTTCCCGCCTACTGGGTGCTAAGCCTCTCGATGAAGCTGTAGCTCTGGATGCTTATCATCGCGTACAAGTATATCGCGCAGCTGATAAGGCTAAGATTGAGAATCTTGGTGAAGGTATTAAGGCTACTGTAGCTGGTGGTGGTATTCCTACTGAGGAGCAGATAAGAGATTTTGCTGGCGAATACATGAAAGCTGGCGGCAATCAGAAATCCTTCAGCGCATTTTATAGCAGACAAGTATTGAATGCTAATAAGAGTAAAGTGAACACCATGATAGATAGAACTGCTAATAGCGGCAGTGAATATTATCAGCAAATCATGGGGGGATATCGCCTACAGGATTTCCAGAATATGCCGAAGGAATAGATAGGCAGATAGGCAGATAGGCAGGAAAAAGAAGAGGCCACTAGCTAATAACTGGTGGCCTATTTCTTTAGTGGGCAGATGGTGGTGGCAGGGATTGTACAACTTCTAATACTAGCTCGCCTCTCTTTCTCTTTAGCCTGTTATATAACGTATGACACAGCGCTGTAACATCTTCAGGCGTATAAGTCCCGTCAAGTACTACATCACAATAGGTAGCGATTTCAGCTATCTTCATTTCCACAGGACTATCCTTCGGCAGTTGCAGCAAGTTGATACATAGCTGCTCGTGATGTAAGGTTTCCTTGCCTAGCTCTACAAATATCTCGTCGTGGTATTCGTGGTACATATCAGCGATTCCTTTCTTCTTGTCTTGCAATTAAAATACGCCTTGCGTGCTGCGCCTGATGTTGCGCGTCATGTAAGCTGTTATGCTTAGTACCTACGAAGGCACCAGCAGCTATCTCAGGATACAAGTTTTTCAGGGTGCGATAGCAGCGGTCATTGTAGCTATTATATACTGGTGATACCCTGCACCTACGTGCAGCTTCCTGAATAATGCTGCAATCAAATGTAGCACCGTTACCCCACACAGCTTTAGCTCCCACACTGCGAATAAATAATTCTAAATCTCGCAGTGCAGTTACAATGTTATTGGTGCCACCAAAGGCTTCCTCGCGCGCGACTTCTTCTTGCTGCCTCCACCATTTAAGCGTGGCTTCATTACTAGTCATACCATTTTGGTAGCAGCTATTAACCTCCACGCGGCTATAGAATGTGCGGCTACCATCTAGTGTGCAAGCACCAATAGATAATATACCGCAACCAGGTTCTATACCTACAGTTTCTAGGTCTACCACTACATCGTTATCAAATATATACATTTCATAATCCCTTCTCTTCTTTAGTTAGTAATCCGTAATCCACTGTATCATTTACTACGTGCTGTATCACCTTACGTTTGGCTAGAAATTTCGCTCCAACTTGTTGAATCTTGTCTGATGCTCTCAGGTTACTCAGAATATCTGATAGCTGTGCTTGCTTCTCCAAGTCCTGTCCTACTAGTTTCCATAGTGCAGGGAAGTCTAGCGGCAGATTGCTTACTTCCAATGCCTTAACTATCTTATCAGCCACATCACTATTCTTACCCTTGCCGAATTCACCTAGTGCCTTTGGCATATTCTGTTCCGTGTGAGTAAGAATAGTGTTAGCTAGTATCACATCCTCTCTTGATACAGTAGTGGATAACCTAGTAGCAGCACATATCAGACACACCTTTAATAATTGGCTGAATCGACGATTCATATAACTATGGAATCTCACATCATCGAATCCACGAAACTCCTGATATATCTTATCTAGCAGATGTTCCGCATCCACACTCAAGCTAGCTTGCCCCTGACAGGTATGCCTTATACGTTGCAGATAATCCACCATGTCAGCAGTATCTGCTTCTGATGGCATCTTCGGAAAAGTAATCTTACGTCCTGTGCTTGTGCCGTGTACCAGTATTAGGCGAGAGAAGAATCCCTGCCCAATGATTTCAAGAGGAAATGCTAGTGAGAATCCTGTAGCTGTATTGCCAGCTAGGATACTAATTGTCGGATTATTTATGCTGACACTCTTACCAGTCTTAATCCGATTCTTATATATCCCTTCATAGTCCCACAGGTTACCTAGCATACTATAAAACTCGATATTCCCTAACGATGTGAACTCATTCCACTCGTCAGCCATAATAAAACATTCAGCTGTAGGTCGTGATGCTTGCTCACTCTCGCCATCACCCCAGAGATTCTTATCTAGGATATTAGCACTCTTACTATCTTCCTCCTCTTCACCACTCAAATCCAATAAAAATTTCTCTTTCGTAGTCTTATCCGCTGCGATAGCATCATAGCCAGCTCGCTTCACTAGCTTCTTCACCAGCTTAATCGCAGTACTCTTACGCGCACCAGGTTCACCTATTAGCATCACGTATAGATTAGGATAGATAGTAAAGTGTCCGTGATGCAGTCCGAAGTTTCTTCCCAGCAGTGCGCCTATAGATGCTAGTGCGCTCCATCTGTGGTATATATCAGGACACTCCGTACTCCCCACATATTTGAGGTAGTTAGAGAAAAAATCATCGCTCATGTGATTTCCAATATTTATTGTTCTCTAAGTCGTAGGCCGCTTTAGCCTGCTCTGGCGTATCGTATGTGCCGATGTTGTTAATAATACCGCGTATACGAATACGTGCTCTGTACCTATTGCCGTGCTTAGTTACCCCTATAGGTAACTTTGAGTACTTGTTTGGGTCAACGTTGCGGTTTAAGTTGTTTCCTGTGTAGTCCGTTACACGTAAATTACGTTTTCTATTATCCAGTCCGTTATGATTCTCGTGGTCTACTAATACTTTTGGATTAGTTATGTTTAATAATAACCTGTGCAATGCTACACCTCTATAAGGATAAGCTCTTATGTGGGCGTAGTAAGTATATCTACCTTTAACCACAGTAGGCCAAAAATGCCTACAGCGTGGATAGTCCTCAGCGTCAATTATTATTTGGTGCTCCTCTAGAACTAGGATTGCTAAGCCCTCCTTTATTACCCAGCCTAGCGTAGGAGTTATCAAAGCTCGCTCCATCTCTTGCCTCCTATTTTTAAGTCTACAGGTACAGTCAGAGTTCTAGTAATACCAATTAAATCTGTGACTTCTACTGGAAATACCATACAATCCCTCACCTTAGCTGCAAGATACTCGTGTCCTTTACGATACTGAAAAAGTATTGAATCGTGGATTTGAGCTTGCAGCTTAAAGTTAGCTTGATTAGGTAGCCACACCTCGTAGAATACTTTCATCCAAGCTTTATTAAGTGTCATAGCATTCAGTGATTGTGGATTGTGTGCTACGTAGGCGTTACGAGCGCGCTTATCTTCTTTAGGATTCTTGAAGCAATAACGTGTCCAACCTGTAGCACCTACCAGCATGTGATGTGATAGCACTGTAGCTACTACCCACTCAGGATAGTCCTTTGCAACTACTGGATATGTCTTGCCAAATCGGTCTAGCAATTCCTGAGTTACTTGTTTCGGTGTCCAATATGCAGGTAGCTTTAGTAGTCGTTGCGCTTCAAGTACCTTACGTATGCCCATAGTATCTAGCATAACTTGCGCACCCATACAGTAGTTAGCACCGTGATTGGTTCTTTTACTTAAATCTCTCAATGCTTTATCCAGCGTCTTTTTCAGCTCATCGCTGTATATCGCCTCATAAGGAACACCGAAAAACGCGCTCGCATTTACACTGTGAAAATCGCGGCTACCATTGACAGCACTAATAAGAGCAGTATCACCAGTGATATAAGCTGTATCTCTACTCTCAGCTTGGGCATAATCTGCCTCTCCCATATAGAAGTCATCATCTGCAACAAGAGTGCATTTAACTTCGTTACCACGTGGGATATTTTGCAGTTGCAATCCACACCAAAAATGATGCTCAGTACTAGCCAAGCGTCCAGTATCAGTACCGTGAGGAGTAAGGCTATAGAGTACGCGTCCATTAAATTCCTTTCCGAAATAAGTACTTACTAATTTTCTATCGCCGCGTATCTCTAGGATATCACCCAAGATACGTTCATTGAGGGGGTGGCGAAAGCTAGCTTTAGTGAGATTCGATTCATCACTACTAGTGAGGTCGCCACAGCCAAGAGCCTTAAGTAGCTGCAATACCTGCTTCGGGCTATTGCTATTAAAATTCGGTACAGTCATTTTGCATAGTTGTGCGCTACGTTCCGCGATGCGAGCATTCAGCTTAGTTACTTGCTGCTCCTGCCTCTGCATATCTCTCTTGAGTCCTGTCATCTCACTTAGATGGCAAGGATACAGTAGCGGAAATTCCATAGCATAGTTACGCTTTGCCCACGCAGGAGCTGCCAATAACCAAGCTATCATAGCATTCAGTGTGTTATGAGTATCTTTTGCATTATATAGGCAATAGTCCTCGAAACTGGCTGCATTAGCTTCGTGCTTCCAGTATCTTGCATCACGCACCAGAAATGCGTTAAGGAATCCCAAATCCTTCGGTAGCTCGCTATACCAACTGTGCATAGCTGTAGCTGTATCCCAATACCAATTCTCTAGTGGGACTCCATATCTGGTAAGATACGATAAATCGTATTTCCCATTTTGCAATACCTTACCTCCAGCCAAGCTGTTGAATTTTCCAACATAGCTGAATAGATATTGTGATGTAAGTGGAATAACGATACTATGAGAACTAAGCTGTCCACCAGGAGAAATGAACAGAGCGCAATAGCCGACAACAGTAATAGAGAGAGGGTTCTTAATGGTCTCAATATCCACAGCCAGTAGAGTTGCTTCTTTAAATCTTTCATACAATGCTCCTATGGATGACTCTGTTGCTATTTCCCAGCTGAACGCCGTGCTAGTATGCCACTTTTCAGGCGACGTAAGTTTGCTGATATAGCGAGATAGCAGAAATGTACCGAATGGTACAGTAATAGTATGAGCAAGAGGATGAACGAACACCCAATCCACACCACGAGTACTAAACATACTTCCAGCGTAGTTATCCAGCGATGGTGTCTTGCCTGCATAATTCTCTCCGCTAAGTTTCTCTATTAGATGTGCCTGTGTTGTGATAATACCTGTAATATTGTGCTGGGTGCAATATGTTGTGATTTCAATAAGAGTAGTTGCTCGCGTAAGTATCACTTTGCAGTGGTTACCTACACCTATAATAGGTTTCAGGCGATGCAGGTATGGATTGTCCTGCTCACAGCCTAAGAAAAGTAAATTCATTTCCGCGCAAACTCCCCGAAGTATTTTATCTCTGCAGCTTTATATGCAGCAACGGCACTCTCTAGTACGGAGAATGTACCTAAGTTTATTCTTACCCCATTAACTCTTATACCTGCACAGTAACGCTTAGCTTGTTTATGCCAAGTCACCCCCTTATGCCCTGTAGTTGAGTTAGCATTCAAAGCTCTATTCTGGCAGTTTAATTGCTGCGTAGTTATCCTTAGATTAACTCTCCTGTTATCCAGCCTAGACCCATTTATGTGGTCTACTACCTCAGTAGGTAGTGGAGTTAATATCAATCTGTGTAGATATACTTTTCGCGGAGAGCGCGTAGGAACAGATACAGTTATACCCTCCCTCTGATTAACCCAAGCAAATAAATGACCGTAGGTTTGTATATCCTCGGCATCAATAAGTATGTCTGAGTTAAAAACTACTAAATCTCTGAGTCTCATACAGCCTCACATAACTAGGAATTTGTATTCACTCTCACAATTAAGTAAGAGTGAATAGGACTTACTAGTTACAACACCTCAACTTTATGAATGCCTAAATATTTCTTATCAGCATTCTCACCCTTACCGCTACGAACCTTAGTAACCAGCATGATATCCATCCTTTTAGCAGCTTCCATTGTTTCGCGCGTGGTAGCTGTACCTGCTGCCACTTTAATCGGAGCCAATACTGCTTTCAAAGCACCTACGCCGAACTCATTGTCCAGCATGAATGCTACAGATGTTTCAGTTCCAGGTTTTACTGGCGCATCAGAAGGAGATGCAAGCTCCATAGTCTCGTTCAGACGGAACTTGAATTCAACTGCTGGATGTCCACCAATTTTCTTCTCTTCAACGCTCAGGATAGTAGCGTTATATGCACCAGCCGGCGGTACAACAAACTCTGGCAAGTCAGCCAAGTCATCGAGATTGGAGTCAAGAAGGTTTGCAATGTTGTCGATACTCATGATTTTATTTCCTTTAGTTTAGTTGGTTTAGATTACATAGATTACAGAGTGTGTGCTGGTTATATGTTCAGCTCCAGTTCGCCTATCCGCTTACGAGTGTTCTATCTGTATACAGAGCGTTTAAAAAAGATACAGACAGCAGATTCCGTTATCTTCAACAGAGAGGAGGTGAAGACGTGATGTTGTATATATTAACTTAACTGTTTAGCTACCAGTGTAGCATAACCTGCAATGTCCACCCAGCTATCTTTATAGTTTGGGTTGCCATTACAGATACGGCCAATCTTATGTGCTATCATCTCCAGAGACTCACGCTGGCTATTAGTCATTTTATCCCACGCATCTCCCATCTTCATTTCGTTTTTGATGTGTTGGGTTACAAAGGCGTGGTCACAGAACTCACCATAATTGTCGCCACGCTGCTCTAGGATAAGGTCGATGTTATCTGTAGCAGTGTATTCGCGGGGGGCTGTTATCGGGGCAGTATTACTCATTTTGTTATCTCCTGCTTCAATTTATTAAGTGCTGATGTAGCACTAGCTTGTTGCGCGGAAGCACTACCTACAGCAGTAGCGATGCCGCCAGTAAAGATATCCAGCAACGTAGCTTGTGCGCTCTTTTCAATCTCCACTCCAGTGCGGCTACCAGTTACTAGCAGATTACCAAACGTAGTACTGGAGCCGAAACTATGC